CTTATGGACTGGTTTTCTTTCATCTTTAAGAGTATCTATAAATACATGTTTTAAACGAATCCCCTGTTTTGCATTTTCTATAATATTCTCTACACTATCTTCCAAAGCTAGGTAGAGTTCTCCATTTCTATTAAAATCAGGGCCAGGACCAAAGATATTGATTTTATTCTTCCACTGTGGGTCAAACACAAATGGATACCCTGGTGAGGAGTTTCGCTTGATCGAATTCATATACTCTTCTCCATCAATGCCTTCAATAGCCTCATCAAAAGAAAATACTGCTTTCTCACAAGTTTTGTTATCTAAAAATTTTAATATTTGATTACTGATAAAAAAATATGTAGCCTGATATGAATTATTTAAAATTTCATTGGATATAGGAATAGTAGATGAAGAAAATTTTTCTAACCTGTATAACATAGGGTCAAAACCATTTTTAAATGTCAATTGGCAAGGTTTTGTTCGATGGATTCCTAATTTATCAAAACACACTGAGGGTGAAATTACAGATCTAAGCGGTGCAGCAATTTCCTTTTCCAATTGATCTAACTCTAAAAATGAGTTTGAATCTGGAATATGTGAACTATTAATACTAAAAATAGGTAAACATTGCTCACTAGCAATCACTTCAGATTTGTGATAAGAATTTAATATTTTTTTAACATCTTCCTGGTAAAGGGGAGTAGAATATCCTCTACCAGGACTACCTGCTACGTGTATTCCTAAAATTTTGCCAAAGTTAAGTTGATTGTTTCGCGCCAAAATTGGTGCTCCACAATCTCCTTCTTCCGTATCCAAACAATACTCCCAAGCATCTCTGATAGTTCTCGTGTAGACTCCATCAGAATTGTTAATATTCACCTCTGCTTGACATAAACCAGATTTAGCTTTCGTTGTTCTAACTACGGCAAAAGCTTTTGAACCCTTTGGACATGACAAAGTTGGGATCATTACTTGTGAATTTTGTAAAAATGATAAAGATTCTTTTGAAGCGAAAAGATTTGTAATATCTGAATGTGTGTAAGCATTTGGTACAATAAAAGAAACAATATCCTTTGAGGAAATATTTTTCCTGTCCTCCTCATAATATTTAACTGTATTGATAATATCATTAGCGTAGTTTATCATGACATTATCTTTAAAAACAGATTGAAATGTTACTGTTGCGTGTGGATCTTCTGATAAAACTTTCTTTAAACCAGCCACAAAGTGACTAGGCATAATACAAAGCCTACCTTTTACAAAAAGTGTATGTCCCAAAGGAATATTGTTTATCCAAATTTTATAGAGATTGCGGGTCAAAATTTTTGTACACATTTCGGAAGCATTTTTATCTAACGCTGCTTGTTCAGAAATTTGATTAATTATAGAATCCAATGTACCAGAAATCAGTTGCCTTTCTGGACCCGTCGGTAAACAAGCCTCTACCTTAACTGATTTTTGTTGTCCTGCATTATAACCCTCAATTTTAGAAACTTTTACTTGAGGAGAGTTGTAAGCCTCAACTCTAACAGCCTTAACATTTGTGTTAGAATATCCCTCTTCCGAACGAAATTGGTCAAGACTAACTTGTGCTACATTTGCGGATTCATTTTTGAATATTTTCTTAAGACCCAAATAAGTTAGAGGTGCTGAAACGAACAAAACAAGTATTAATTTTAAAATAGAAGTATGCTTTAATATAGGAAATTGATTTTGTTTTTCTGAAAACCAAGAATTAAACCGATCAACATTTTTGGAAAAGTAATTATTAGATAAATCGCCTAAAATTTTAAAAGCATCAGACAAAGATCCTTCCAACATATAATATCCAAGTTTACAATTGTATAACATTTTATTGCAAATAGGCTTAACATTGTGCAAGCTTGGAAGGCTAAACATCTGTTCCTGTGCATTTAATTGAAAATGTGGCCTTCGAGGAGTTATAATTTCAATATCATCCAAATTTACAC